GTCCTGATCATATTAGAGCAGGTGTGGTCAACTACAACAAAGGATCCATGGAGTTTGAAAATGGATCTAGAATAGTTTCGGCCACCACCACTGCCAACACTGGTAGAGGTATGTCCATATCATTGTTGTACTGTGATGAGTTCGCATTTGTTAATCCCACTATTGCTAGAGAATTCTGGACTTCCATATCTCCCACATTGGCCACAGGAGGTAGAGCAATCATAACCAGCACACCCAACTCGGACGAGGATGAATTTGCTGTGATATGGAAAGAATCACAAAACAAATTTGACGAACATGGCAATGAAATTGAATTGGGTATCAACGGATTTTTTGGTTACACAGCTTCTTGGGACGAACATCCAGAACGTGATGAAAAATGGAAAGAAAGTGAATTAAGTCGTATAGGAGAAGAAAGATTTAGAAGAGAATATGGCTGTGAATTTTTAGTCTATGACGAAACATTGGTCAACAGTATTGTGTTGGCAGCATTGGAAGGCAAGCAGCCCATATTGAACATGGGTCAGACCAGATGGTATGAAAAAATAAATCCTGCTGCTACCTATGTGATAGCATTGGATCCTGCCATGGGCACTGGAGGAGATTATGCTGCTATTCAAGTGTTCGAAGTTCCATCATTCCGTCAAGTGGCTGAATGGCGACACAATCAAACTCCCATACCACAGCAAGTAAAAATATTAAAAGACATTGCCAATCATATCAAAGAAGAATGCAAAAGTCAAACAGCCAACAACATCTATTGGAGTGTGGAAAACAACACCATAGGTGAAGCAGCACTTTTGGTGATCAGTGACTTTGGCGAAGAAAACATTCCAGGATTGTTTGTGAGTGAGCCCATAAGAAAAGGACACATCCGTAAGTTTAGAAAAGGATTCAACACCACACACAGAACCAAAATCAGTGCGTGCAGCAGACTGAAAGGCATGGTGGAAAACAACAAGATGATGATCAACAGCAAAGCATTGATCAGCGAATTAAAAACTTATGTGGCAGTGGGATCAGGATTCAAAGCCAAGTCAGGAGAAACTGATGATCTTATCAGTGCCACACTGCTGATCTTGCGCATAGTCAGCATACTGAAAGATTGGGATCCGCGCATTTATAATTCATTTTTACAAGTGGAAAATGACGAGGACGGTGGAGAACGCATACTGCCCATGCCAGTGTTCATCAGCAGCACAAACAACTAAATACTAGCATGAACCTAAATGACACGTCTAAAGAGCTATTTGCCAAGATAAGAGGCCGTTTTCCCACGGTTACCATAGGCAATCAAGCAGCAGAAGTGACCAATGATCCCCACGCAGCACGATTTTTTGATTTTGATTTCAAAGCAGGAGATAAGGTTTTGGGCAAAGTCAGCATAAGTATTAGTGAGCAAAACGGACTAGTGGTGATACACAGTGCTGATTTGAGTCAAACTGAAGATTTGGTGGCTCGTGAAAATTGGTTCAGTTTTTTAAAAGAATTGAGACAGTTTGCCAAGTCAAGAATGATGACATTTGACACCAGAGACATCACTAAAAGCAACTTGGAAAAAAGAGATTATAATTTTTTGAGCAATATGAGTCAACCCAAAGAAGTTACAGAAGCTGCATTAACTGGCACCAACAAAACCAGTTTTCAAAACATCGGCAGCAGCAAACTGATCATCAAGCATTCAGCTCCGGTAGATGAAGATTTTGCAGCTGGTCGCACTCACAAGATTCATGCAATATACGTGGAAAACATAGACGGCGAAAGATTCAAATATCCTTTCAAACACATCAACGGTGCCAGAGCAATGGCACGTCACGTGAGCGAAGGTGGCAAACCCTATGATGATTTCGGCAAGCACATTGTGGGCTTGAGTGAAGAACTGGCAAAATTAAGAAAATTTAAAAACTATGTGAACAGGTCCGCTGTGATGGCAGAAACATTAAAAGAATATTCACAAGTGATCAATGACAGAATTGAAGAGATCAAAGAAACCATTCAAGGCTTGCAAAAAGAAAGTTTCTATAAATTGACCAAAGAAAACTTCAAAGCCAATGAAACTTTAACAGTGCCAGAAGATGTGAAAGAAAATTGGATTGATGAATTAACAATCAAAACTTTCAATAATGAACTGCAAGAAGTATTTCCTTACATTTATAAATTGGTCACACAAAAACCCATTAAAGAAATCACTGCTGAAGACATTGACACAGAAGCCACTGGTTATCAAGGCAGCACAGAAACAAGAAATTTAAAATACAATGTGTCTGGTGATTTTGACAGAAACAGACCAGTGTCAGACGAAGATGCTTTCACCATACAGGATCTATTGAAAAAGAATGGCATTGAATCAGAAGTTACTCCTGATGAAGGCAACTATCAAGGCATAGTGATTTACACCAATGCTGCTCCACAAAGCGTGGAAAAAGTTTTGGGCAATATGATCGAAACCTCTCTGGATCCCATTGAACAATTTGAAAAGATTTTAGACTCTATCATTGATGAAGGAGAAAATACTTTGTTTTCCTCTGATTCTGAAGAGCAAAAACAAGCATTGGAAAAATTAAATCTATTGATGAAGAATCATTTTCCCGCAGGAGTGAATGGAGTAAATGGATTGGAAAGTTTGGAAGGCATTATTGATGACCCCATTCTTAATGACCAAATCAGAGAAATAGGTAAAAAAGACAGCGACACTTGTATTAGACCTTTGATCATGTCCTACATACAGAACAAAAAACCAGACATGGCAAAAAGAATCAACACTGGTGACATGAAGATGTCCACTGAAGGCAATCAGTTTGCACAAGCAGTGAGAAAAGCCAAAGCAGCAGGAATGAAACCCGGCGACAAATTCAAAGTGGGCGACAAAGAATTCACATTAAAGGACGCTATGGATATGGCAGGCATCAGTGACACATCATTGCAAGATGATGCTGACATGAATCCAAACCAATCACCTCAGGCTCAGGCCTATGCAGGCAAATCTTCTGCATCTAAAGAAAAAGAAGAAGTGCAAAAAATATTGAACAAACATCCAGATGCTTACAAAAAATTTAACGCAGGAGATGACTTGTACAATCATAAAGAGTTGTATTCAGAATTGGCCAACTATTATCACGATAATGGAGATATGCCTTATGGTACATACACCGCTAAAGATGGCGATCCTATCAATTGGCTCACCACTAGATTGGCTGATATGGGATTGATAGAAACCACTCAAACCGAAGGCACTATAGAAGATGAGTATAAATTTCGTGATTGGTTAAAGAAGACACACAACAAACAAGTGCATGAATTAAAACCACAAGAATATGCAATCATTTCAAAACAATACAGAGACGAACAAGGCAAAAAAGAATCCTATCATCCAGGAGAAGGATCTGCAGAAGAATTGGCCAAAGAAATTTGGAACAACACTCCAGCATTGCACGATGAATATAAGGACTGGCAAGAGTATATGAATTCAGAAGATTTTCAAATGGACTCAGACAAATTACGCAGTAAATTTGAAAGCACAGGCGGTGGCCCTACCATTAGACAAATGAGTGATTTAGAATTGGCCAACTTTTTAAACACCACTGTGGCTGAAATCAAAAAAGACAGAGAAGCAGCAGAAGAAGCAGCTATGGAATTGAATAAAAAATATTCTGAAGATAATAAATCCAGCAAACAAGATCTACACAAAGGCTCCACTAAAATAGAAGAATTGGTTAAGAGTTTTTACGACTACACCACCAATAAATTTCCCAAAGGTGAAACAGCAGTGATCACAGCAGTGCAGAAACAATACGGAGATGCTGGTGCCAAAACTGCCATTGAAACCATCAAAGCTCTGCAGAGCGGTCAGAACAAAGAAATTGAACGCATCAAACAATTGGCAGGCTATTCCACCAAAAATTAATATTTCATTAACTACACACTTGACTAAATACACATATTAATATAGTATGTACAAATATGTGCTATATTATAGTGAGGCACAAATACAAACAGGCAAACAATAAGGAGGCTTATAATGGCTACACTAGCAGACATCCGCAATAAGTTGAAGGAACAAGAAGTTCGTTCAAGCGGCAACAACAAGACAAGCGGCGGCGACAACGCAATCTATCCATTCTGGAATCTAAAAGAAGGTGAACAATCAACTGTTCGATTCTTGCCAGATGGCGACTCAAACAACACTTTCTTTTGGAGAGAACGTTTGATGATCAAACTTCCATTCAATGGTATCAAAGGAGAAACTGATTCAAAACCAGTTCAGGTCCAAGTGCCATGTATGGAAATGTATGGAGACTCTTGTCCTATTCTATCTGAAGTTAGAGGATGGTTCAAAGATCCCAACTTGGAAGACATGGGAAGAAAATATTGGAAAAAAAGATCATATATTTTCCAAGGTTTTGTCAAAGAAGATCCACTGAATGAAGAAACCAAACCAGCAAACCCAATCAGAAGATTTATTATTGGACCTCAAATATTCCAAATAATAAAAGGTGCTCTGATGGATCCTGAAATGGAAGATCTTCCTACAGACAAAATCAACGGAGTTGATTTTAAAATTATCAAAACCAGCAAAGGTGGATACGCAGACTATTCAACTTCTGCTTGGTCTAGAAAAACCAGACCATTAACTGAAGATGAAAACAAAGCAGTGGAAACACACGGCTTGTACAACATGAGCGATTACTTGCCTAAAAAACCAACTGAAGTTGAGTTAAAGGTGATGAAAGAAATGTTTGAAGCATCTGTGGATGGTGAAGCATACGATATGCAAAGATTTGGACAATACTTCCGTCCAGCTGGCATGTCATCCAAAACTGGAGACCCAGTTGTTAACACAAACGTTAAAGCTGAAACACCAAAGCCAATTGAAACTGCAACTGCAAAAGTTGAAGTCAAAACAGAATCTGTCACTGCTCCCAAAGTGGAGAGCAAAAGCAGAGCTGAAGATATTTTGGCAATGATTAGGTCTAGACAAAAACAATAAAGAGTGGTATATTGTAGTGGAGAGTTTGAATATTCTCCACTACGAACAAATAAAAGGAAAAATTTATGGCTACTAAGGCTTTCGACATATCGAAATTTAGAAAAACGTTAACAAAATCCATTGATGGATTGGGATTGGGATTCAATGATCCCACAGATTGGATCTCCACAGGCAACTACGCACTGAACTATTTGATGTCAGGCGATTTTGATAAAGGAATTCCCTTGGGCAAGGTCACAGTGTTTGCTGGTGAATCAGGATCAGGCAAATCATACATTGCTTCAGGCAACTTGGTGAGACACGCACAAAAGCAAGGCATATATGTGGTGTTGGTGGACACAGAAAACGCACTGGATCAAAACTGGTTGCAGGCATTGGGTGTGGACTGTGATGAGAAAAAATTATTAAAATTAAATCTTAGCATGATTGATGATGTGGCCAAAACCATATCTACATTTATGAAAGAATACAAAACAGAGCATGGAGACAACAAAGACACTGCTCCCAAAATACTGTTCATCATAGACAGTTTGGGCATGCTGATGACTCCCACTGATGTGAATCAATTTGAAGCAGGAGACATGAAAGGTGACATGGGTCGTAAACCCAAAGCGCTCACAGCATTGGTGCGTAATTGTGTGAACATGTTTGGCAGTTGGAATGTGGGATTGGTAGCAACCAACCACACGTATGCTTCACAAGATATGTTTGACCCAGATGATAAAATATCAGGTGGTCAAGGATTTGTGTACGCCAGTTCAGTGGTGGTAGCAATGAAAAAATTAAAATTAAAAGAAGATGAAGATGGTAACAAAGTAACAGATGTGAGAGGTATTAGAGCTGCTTGTAAGATAATGAAAACAAGATTTGCTAAACCTTTTGAAAGTGTGCAAGTTAAAATTCCTTATGAAACAGGCATGGATCCTTACAGTGGATTGGTGGAACTGTTTGAAAAAGAAGGCATATTGACAGCATCTGGCAACAGATTAAGATATGTGGACCTTAAAGGTGTGGAACACTTGGAGTATAGAAAAGGTTGGACAGGTGAAAAGTTGGATATGGTTATGAAAGAATATCATAAGATCAAACCCAAGTCTGAAACAGACACAACAGCAGAAACAGAAACAGTGAAAGAAAAGAAATAATGCAAGACGCCAGTCAACTGATAGAAACTTGGCAATTTTTCAAAGAGTACGTCGATAAGAAACAGATCGAAGTGGTGGCTGAAAAATATGTGGAAATGTGCGCCGACTACGGTGTGGAAGATGAGCAATTCAAAGAGGCCATGGGCAATGACCAAGACTTGGACAAAGCCATCATGTACTATTTGGACATAGAAGAAGACGAGGAACAATAATGTCTGGATGGTATCAAAAGATATCCAAAGACATCAGTACCATTCCTGAAGCATTGGAATATTTTGAAAATCAATTACAAGAAGCCA